TGTCAGCGGCAATTTGCTTGTCAGTTTTGACAGGCTTTTCACCGGGCGCAGGCTTTGACACCTTGAGGTCAAACAACCCCTGCCACTGGTTGCTGATCGACTGGTTGACCACCGCATCTTGGTCAGCACCGTACTTGACCAGTTTCATCTGCATGGCGTGTTCGCTGGCAGGTTTAATCGGTTTGCGTATCGCAGTCCGGTATGCCTTCCACCGTTCCCATGCTGACGTGTCTAAACCTTCCATATGCCCCTCTTATACCCTGATGACTGATGGTGAATCCGCACGGCATAGACGGAATACGCCTATGGTGGATCGTGCGGAGTTGATGACTGACGGAGCCATCCGCTGTCGGCTACTTTTCACGGGTTGCCCCGTTGCCATTTGCGCTTCCCGACTGACGCCGCGCACCTACAGGCTGGCTGCCCCGGTGTAGGTTTAAGGTTCTCTGCGCGTTGCTTACCCGACCAGAGTTCCCGAGCAGGGAGGTGGGTGGTTGACAGTCGCGTTCCCCCGCGACTATCCTCACGACACCTCGCATAGCATCCCGAGAGTAGAACCAACCCCCGGTTCGCGTCAAGCCCCCGAAAGGGGGTTTGTCGTTTCTGGCCCCGTATAACCGCATTAGCGGCCCTTCTGGGGCTTTACCAGCCCAGCCTTGTATTGCCATACCCGGGCCGCAGGAATCGCCCCTGCCTTGACCCATTGGCTTACAGCGCCTTTGGTTACGCCAAACGCATCGGCCATTGCCGATTGGCTGCCGTACCGCTTTAACAACTTCTGGATGTCCATGGACGGCACTATAGCGGTCTAAACTTTTTTTGCATAGGGGTATTGACATAGGGGTATAGGGTGCTAAACTGGCCTCGTTGATAAACACAACGGAGCAACAGATATGCCCACTTTTGAAACCAAAATCTACGCACTCGGTGTCTACTGGCACGCTGAAGTTACCTACGACTTTCACCCCGGCGATCCTAACGCCAACGTTGCTGACGACATTGAAATCACCGACCTGTGGCTGCTTGGCTGCTACCCGGAGGGCTGCGAGTCACGCGCCGTTGATCGCAACGACTACGAGTCCGTCCGCATCAAGGCCGACCTTGACTACCTTGAGCCTGCGGAATCAGCCGACTTGCTGCGACGGTGCTGGATCAACCTTAACTTGCAATCCGAAATCGGCGGTGACGACTATGAAATCTAAGCAATCACTGTGGCCTGTCGCCATCCTGCTCATCATCGTCTACGGCCTCGCCTGCCTTGTAGAACCTTGTGACGGTCACTCATGTGACGCGGAGGTGTCCGATGTTCGATGAACTGCCGTGGGGTGACGACGGGGCCGACTGGTGGCATCAACTCGATGTTGAAATGCAGGAACGCGAGGAACAAGAACGCATTGAAGCCTGCAACAACGCGATAGCAGAACTACAGGAGACAAACGATGCAGAGTGAAACTATCGGCGCACTGGCCGCCGCGCTGGCAAAGGCGCAAAGCCAAATAAGTGGGGCGGTGAAGGACGCGGCCAACCCGTTTTTCAAGTCCAAATACGCTGACCTTGAGTCCGTATGGCAGGCCTGCCGCAAGCCGCTTACCGACAACGGCTTGGCGGTTACTCAGACTAGCCGCTACACGACTGACGGGTTGATGTTGGTCACGACCTTGTTGCATAGCAGTGGCGAATGGATCAGCGGCGAGATGCCGGTACTGACCAAGGACGCCAGCCCACAGGCGCAAGGCTCGGGTATCACCTACGCACGCCGGTATGCGCTGGCTGCCATTGTCGGGGTGTATCAGACCGACGACGACGCCGAGGCCGCACAGGCGCGTGGAATTAAGCCCGACCCCAAGGTGCTTGACCAAATTGCCGCTTGCGACTCCGCAGAGGCTCTCACGGCGTTGTTTAAGTCGTTGCCGATGGATGCCCGCCAGTTGCACATGGACGCTTTCACGAGTCGCAAGAAGGAGTTGACATGAACGCTTTATTCAACAAAGCAATTGTTATTTTGCAAGCCATGCCCGCCGTCAAGTTTGTAATTGTGTTGCCCGATGGCGCAACGATTACGCAGGGCGATTTGCAATTAGAACAAACAAAACAGAGAACCCGTAATTTCAAGTACCCAGTGGGGAGCGTATGCCGGTACTACAAGCCATACGTTGCAGATTTGCAGGTAGGGCAAATGGTTGAAATTCCTTTTGACAAATTTGACCCCGAACCCTTGCGGAGCGGTATTGCCTCTTATTGCAGCAAATTCTGGGGCAACGGTTCTGCGATGACCGCGATAAACCGTGGCAAAAAATGCGTTGAATTGTTAAGGGTTGCGTGATGGAACAGCGCACCGACGAATGGTTTGCAGCCCGGCTGGGTAAGGTCACCGCCAGCCGCGTGGCTGACGTTGTAGCCAAGACCAAGACCGGGTACTCGGCAAGCCGTGAGAACTACATGGCCGACCTAATCGTAGAACGGCTGACGGGGCAGAAAGCGTCTAGTTTCAGCAACGCTGCGATGGACTGGGGTACCGAGCAGGAACCTAACGCTAGGGCCGCCTACAGCGCCCGTACAGGCGAGTTAGTGGAGGAGGTGGGGTTTATTGACCACCCCGCCATTAAAGGCTCTGGCGCGTCCCCAGACGGGTTGGTAGGGGAAGGCTGCGTGGAGTTTAAGTGTCCCAACACGGCCACCCACCTTGAGTACTTATTAGCCGGTAAACCCCCCGAAAAGTACGTCACCCAAATGCAGTGGCAGATGGCTTGCACTGAACGCCCGTGGTGCGACTTTGTGTCCTACGACCCACGCCTAACCGAGCATCTGCAAATGCTCATCGTGCGGGTGCCGCGTGACGACAAGCGCATTGCAGAGTTGGAAGGCGAGGTGCGTAAGTTCCTCGCAGAGTTAGACGACAAACTGGCAAAACTGAAGGAGTTAAAACCGTGAATTACGATCCGAACATGAAGGGCGTGCTGTTTAAGAACGATAAGGGCGAGAACGCCAACAGGCCTGACTACCGGGGTACGTGCGTCATCAACAACGTCGATTACAACGTGTCGGGCTGGATCAAGGCCAGCAAGAAAACGGGCGACAAGTTTATGAGCCTGTCATTTCAAGCCAAGGGCGAGGGCAAAGTGACCCGTTCCAATCAACCCGCCAAGACGGAAATGAACGAGGACAATTGGCATGACGACGCCATCCCGTTCTGACTTGCGCGTGTTTGTCGGCTGGGATAGCCGCGAGGACATTGCGTATCAGGTATGCCGCAAAAGCATCTTGAAGCACGCCAGCATTTCGGTGGATATACAACCCATCAAACAGTCAGAACTTCGTGAACGAGGACTTTACTGGCGTGAGCATGATCCGCTGTCGTCTACCGAGTTTTCGTTTACGCGCTTTTTGACCCCATACCTCGCCGGGTATGACGGCTGGGCTTTGTTTTGCGACTGCGATTTTCTTTTTCGGGGGGACATTGCTGCGATCACCGACTACATGGACGGGGCAAAAGCGTGCTTTGTGGTACAGCACGATTACCGGCCTACCGAGGCCGTCAAAATGGACAACAAGGCGCAGCATTTGTATCCACGTAAGAACTGGTCATCGTTCATGTTTATTAACTGTAGCCACCCACAAGTCAAGGCATTGACGCCCGAGGTGGTCAATCGTGAATCGGGTATGTACCTGCACCGCTTCCAATGGCTTACCGATGACGTTATTGGGTCGCTGCCGGTGGCGTGGAACTACCTAGAAGGGTGGTATTTCCGTCACGACTGCCCCAACCCCATTGCCGTTCACTTCACCCGTGGCGGCCCGTGGTTCAAGGATTGGGTAGACGTTGAATTTGGCAAGGAATGGCTGGAGGCCAGCCGTTGAAACGCATATTCCCCAAGGGTACGACGCCAGAACAGTTGGCCGTGGCGGCTGCACGTATGGTGCAGGGGCTATCGTCCGACCGGGCGTGGTGCATTGAGGTATTGGAATGGAAGAAGCCGCGCACCAACCAGCAGAACTCGTTTTTATGGGGTGTGGCTTACCCCGCAGTCCTTGAGGGCGGCGGTGAGGCATTGCACGGTTGGACGCGGGACGACTTGCACGAATATTTCCTTGGGGAATGTTTTGGCTGGGAGACGCTGGAAGGGTTTGGGCGTAAGCGTATGCGGCCCCTCAAGCGTTCCAGCAAACTGACCAAACAAGAATTTAGTGACTACCTATTGTTTCTTGAAACACGGTGCGCCCAAATGGGCATCGTCATACCGGAGCCTATCTATGACGCAAACTGACGCGATTAGAGCGCACTTGCTGACAGGTGCGCCCATTACCCCCCTTGAAGCCCTAGACCGATACGGATGCTTTAGGCTCGCCGCTCGCATCATTGAATTGCGAAAGGCGGGGCTGGACATTGAAACGGTCACCGAAACCCGCAACGGCAAGAAATACGCCCGTTATGTGTTGCGCGGACAGGCCGAGTTATTCGCGTGAACCTACGCAAGCAAGCCAAGGGCCGAGGCTGCACGGTACGCTTGCCGGGGGTGTGCAACCACAACAGCGAAACCGTGGTGCTTTGTCACGTGCGTTTGTCTGGTATTAGCGGCATGGGGTTAAAGGCTGACGATCTACTGGGAGCGTGGGCGTGTAGCGCGTGCCACGACGCAATCGACCGCAGGGCGCATACTGACCTTGACCGCGACTATGTGCGTTTAGCGCACCTTGAGGGAATGGTTAGAACCATTGCACAACTACGTGCTGAGGGCATCGTATGATCGATGAGTGGGAACAGGAATGGGATCGTATGACTCACACTTCGACCGAATACAAGAGAGAGATTCGAGAAATGCGCGAGCGCATATATCACTATCTCAAGCGCATTGCGGAACTAGAGGCCGAGGTGCATGAATTGCGTGCAAAGGACAGTCGGTGGGTGCAGGAACCATGAGTTTTTGGGTAGACACGCCGTATGTCACGGCCTACGTCCGTAACGAGTTTTTGTACGACCAGCAAAGCGGTCATGGTGAGTTTACCGAATGTACCGTGTTTGGCTTTCGCGCAGAGCCGATGCGGGTGCCGATGTTTCAGATTATGACGGCACAGGGGGCGCAGTGGGCGCGCATCCCTATCCATGCCCTATGCAGCAAGCCGTGTGACCCTATACCCCTTCAGGTTGCGTGCTGGTGGGACTCGTTTAGCCGGTTCTGCGAGGTGCGCGAGGTGCAATTCCTGCGTAACCACCGGGTGCAGGCTATTGGACGCGATGGCGCCAAGCGCCCGGGGGTGTACCTGTTCACCGTGTTCTGGGCCAACGGCGGTTGGTCAGAAATCAGCGACCAAAGTAAGGATCATCACATTATCGCCTTAGACGGCGGGCAATGGATTGCGTACCCCAACAACAGACTGTTGTGGGTAGACCCGTCTTGGATTGGCGGAGACGTTCCAAGGGATTGGAAGTCACCGTCAACGTCCTATAGCGTGGAGGCCATGCCGTGAAACGACTTATAAACGCATTAGAACGGTTTTTAACCCGTTACAGTACGTATGACTGGAGGCACGTACCGCCGCCCGAATGGGCTGCCAAGCGTTCTGGCGTAGAGATTTGGTGAGGGGTCGTCTAAAGGCAGGACACGGGATTTTGATTCCCGTTATCTAGGTTCGAGTCCTAGCCCCTCAGCCATATACAGCGCACGTTCGTCTTGACGTCGTTTGACAAGGCCGGGAAGCACGCGCCCACCGGCCTTTGTCCACTTTAGGAATTCGTCAGCCGCTTCCTCAAACTCGCCACGGTTGGTTTTCATGCGTAGGCTGGAGCGTTGCAGGCTGCCTAGCCCGACGTTGAAGGCAAAACTTACCAGTGCGTCAAACCGGCCTTGATGACCAAGAGCAGCAGGGCAAAGTCGGGCCACGCCTCGCTCAAACCGGCCAAGGTCTTGAGCAAGGATAGCGTCCACCTCTCCCATCGTGAGGGTGCGATCCCAGCCCTCGGGTATCGGTAAATTTCGTCGCTCCTCAAACGGCACCTTGGCGTGGTTGGGGTCTATGACATGGCCCACCGCAATCGTCCACAATAAAGCAGGACACCTGTAAGGGCGTGTTCTGACGCCCTCATGGTGTTTAATCATTTGGATGGCAGCAGGGCTAACCTTCACTTTTTCGCAAACGCCTGCGTACCAAACCAAAACGCAATGATGCTGCTTAGGATCAGCATTTCGTCATCCGAAAACACTTCGGCCATTGCAGCCGCAAACGGCACCCCTTGATGCCATGCGTACCACACCCCGGCAATG